CTAAGCCGTTCGGCGCACCTCCGCAACGCGCCAGTGGCGCGGCTCAATCGCATTGACGACAGACATCTTTGCCTCCATGCGAATGTGCGAATAATGATCCAGCATCTGCCTGGAGACGTGCCCAACTATCGCCATCACGGTTGGCTCAGGTGCACCACATTCAAGCATGCGGGTGATCACCTGGTGGCGCAGATCGTGAGGACGCAGCCATGGAAGCCCGGCCGCAAGGCGCAGCTTGTTGAAGTTGGCGCGTATCCAGTAGCGCGAGGCCGGCCGGGTCGGATCGAAGGTATTGCGCTTCACGCGGAAAGGGAAGAGGTAATGCTCCCGATCCACGGAGCCGCGCTTCGCCGCCCGCGCCAGGCACTTCGCAAACATCGCTGCAGCTGTCTCATTGAGCGGAATACGCCGGCCACGAAACTCGTTCTTCACTCTATCGGACGGGATGAGCACCTCTGGCGGCCTCGACAGTAGGTCGACATGTTTGATCTGCAACGCACGCAGCTCACATCCGCAGGCGCTTGTATTGTTCGTGATCGATGCAACCAGGTAGGCCAACTCCAGATCCGGATCTCCTGCGGCCACCTCAAAGAGCCTGCGCTCTTCCTCGGGCTCCATCACGCGCGGAGGCGTCCAGCGAGGTATGCGCATGGGCTGATAGTAGGGCTTGAGCTTCTGCCACAGGCCCGCGTATTCGAGCACCTGAGAGAGCGAATTGATCTCATGATTGATGGTTCCGGCACCTGCGGTGCGCTTCCACATGGCGTCCGCATTCGTCGCCCGTGTGCGCTGATATTCGCGTAGATGCCCAGCGGTCATCTCGCCCAGGTGCAAGTCGCCGAAAAATCGGTCGAGCGCGATGAATTGAGTTTGGAACGCCTCGATGGTGCTTGGCCGGACGTAGGGTCTGCGCCATTCGACGAACCGCAGCCCGGCGGATCGGATGGTCATGGTAGAAATCGCGCTGTCGATACTGAGTAACCTCTCGTTTGCAGATTCACACGCTGGACAATCCCGGTGATCCAGGGTGTGCTGACGAGAAGGACTCCATATCTTCCGTTTCCTCACAGAAGCTCTGGTTGAGGGGGGTTGGGCGTATTCACTTATCATCGGTGGTTCCTCCCGGGACCACCGATGATTTATACATTAGACGACAAACGCATACAATCGTTACCAACTGCACAATAGGTAGAATGTCGGAAAATCGAGATATGGTGGTCCCGGTCCGGTTGAGTGCAGGCGAGCAGAAGCGTCTGGACGCGGCGAGGACCCCGAAAGGCTTGAGCCGGTCCGCTTACATACGGATGACGCTTCTTGAGAAGCTATGGGAAGAAGAGGAACTCCGTCGAATCAAGTTCGAAGGTCTACGCGGACCGCGAGAGTAATGCGCCGACGGCGAAGATTTTTTGCTCAGGGATGCGCCGCGTTGGTTCTGACATCCGCGCGGAGGAGTCTGCTGCGAGAGCTGCGTTGTGGATGTCTGCCAATTTGTACTCCCTTCCTTTGCTACTAACCCCACCATCTCGGGCTTGCCGTCTACTGCGTTTCCACCGTTCCGGTGCAATCAATCTCTTGGGATGAAGTGCCAACGATGGGGGCGTAGCCTGTGGCGTTGTAAATATAAAGGCTAGTGCCTTGAACTTGTCCACTAGCGACTGCTCCCGCCGTGAAATTTGTACAAGCTGCCACTCCGTGAAGTTCTGGTGTAAATGGGAGAGGAACAACAAGCCCTGTGGCGCATGTACCAGGGACAAGCGTAATGTTTGCTGTAAAGGAAGCTGTTTTTCCTTGTTGACTAACACGCAATGTCGTTGAGGAAGATGTGAGCGCACCAGTCTGACATGTCGCGGTTGGAGTTGTCTGCGTCCATGCGCCGGGTACGGTCGAATATGCTGTCCACACCCCCGCTCCTCCGTCAATTGTTTTGCCTGGCCCTGGAGTGCCGGAAACCAATACGGGCGAACCGGAAGCACTTCCGAAGTAGGCACCTACAGTGTTCGGAAAAACTATATTAGTCCCCACTCCAATATCTCCGAGAGAATCCATAATAAGCGGTATTGCCCCCGACTTACTGGATAGTATTTGTAGCTCACCGCCTACAGCAGTGCTCAAAGTGTAATCATAGGATGCACCCGATAATCCAACCACTCTGAGCGTTCCCCCCGTAGCACTGGAACCGATGACGGCACCGGAATTTGTAACTCCCAGGCAGCTCGTAATGTTCGCAAAACCCGGCGATCTATTCTGCACATTGATAAGGCAATCAAGAGGCGTGTATCCAGTCACCGTTCCGCTCGTTTGACTATTGTTATAGAATAATCCCTTCAAGTTCCAGGCATTATGCCCACTCTGCATGACGATGGACTGATAGATTCCCCCATCGAGTGTGCCGGTTGAGAAGGAACCGCCCCCTAAAATATTGAAGGTGCCAAGCGAGTAGGTCCCTTCAAACATTTCCTTTTGACCGCTGATATTTGCATCTGCAACAGCATTGCTCTCCAGATCAAGAGTAAATATATTTGAGACACCGCCAACATCGGTGATTCCCACACCAGCGCCATGTTCTACGGTACCGTAGAAATGATTGCTGTTAGTGCAGACGACACATTCTAAGCCGATCAAAAGGGTACTTTCTATCGTAAGATTGACGACGCGATTGTTTGCGAAGTACCCTGTACCTCCCGCGACAACGCCGTACGACGGTTCCGTTGTTTGTATCACCCCCATAGTGGATGCTTTGATAGCAGAACATATAAGATTAGTTCTCTCGTTCAACTGATAATCGCCTAGCGTATAACAGGAATTACTATGATCTTGCACATTGATGAGATCAAGACGACCTCTTGCCCATGTACCCGTGTCCTGATAAACTCCATCGGTCGATGCGGAATTTCCTTGCAAAACGAAACCCTCAAGCCAGAAGTTATCAATTTCCCCGAGAGTAGCGTTGTGAAGGTAAATCTGCTTCCCGCTCCCGGTAAACTTTAGGCGCGAGCCGTGCCCTTGGATATGCAGATTCGGTTCGAACCACGTTGTGATACTGCTGGCATGAACGCAAACGGCATTTGATGGAAAGTTGACCGTGATTGTATTTCCTGCGAGGAGGGTCGAGGCAAAGGTTCCGATGGAATTGAGCGCGGTAGTGTCATCTGTTGCCCCGTCACATTTCACGCCAAACGCAGAGCTAGGCCAAATACCATCCAGCGGCCCTGCCATTGTCTGCGCAGCTGTTTTCGTGGGTGAGATAAATGGTGCTGCCGCCGTGCCAGCAGGGTTCACGCCCCAGCCGATGCGAGCCGGATCAATCTGCGTCTGTTGTGCGCCAGCTAGAGCTGCGGAGAAAAGGAGAACGAAGGCAACGAAATACTTTTTCAAGGACCACCTCATACAATCGAGCGGAAAGTGTAGAGCTCGCCCGCCGGAGAAGGCTGCGTAAGCGTGATGGAGTCGACAGTCGTTTCGGTGTAGTCGATACCGTTGGTCAGCATCAACCCGCCGCAAATGACGAAGAGGTTGTTCGTACCTGGGATATAGAGGGGGGTCGCGAAGACGGTCTGCGCAGCCATCGATAGGGACTCACTGTAGCGAACGGAGCCGGGTTCGGGCGCGGTGACATTCGCCAGCGGCGCTCCGTTCTCATCGAAGGTGAGATACATTCCGGCCCTTTGTGCTACCGGGGGGAGCTGATTGTTGATGCCGGATGGGTCCGACATCGGAAAGCTCATCGTGCGTTCAAGCTGTTCCTGAATCTGCTGAACCAGAATAGTCAGCAGATCGAGCGAGTTGGTGATCATTTCCGGGTAGAAGCCACCCTGATTCGTGAGAATGGTTCCCTGCAACTGCCCAATTCTTGACGAGATGACGAGAGAGTATCCAGTCGCTAAAGTCCCCGCAGACAGAGTGATCGATCCACCGGGGCTGGCGTTCTGGTTAGCGTTCAGGCTTACGGTGTAGTCGGTATTCAGGACCAGCGTCGACTGAACGCCGAGCAGCAGGTTCAGTGTGACAACGAGCACATCGGAAGGCTGGAACACCGTGAAAGGGAAGGGAAATACTGCAACCGCGCCGGTTCCGGTGAATGGCCCGACTCTTCGTACTGTTGACGATACAGACATGCCCGGTTCCTCCATTTGAAACTACCGCTCTGCGCGGCTGGTTATGTGTACCCTGAAGGGTGTACTGTTACATCGAAGGTTTTTCAGAAAGCGGTGAGCGATGCTCGAAAGACTCAAGCAATATCCACTGATCGGCTTAGCCGTCGCCATCGCATCCGGATTCGTGCTGGCCCATCTGCTCATCAAGACGGGTGACAACCTCTACGAAAATAACCCCGATCTCTTGGTGAACTTAGCCATCGCGGCCGCGGTCCTCTCTCTGCTCGTCTGGCAGAGGGTACTCATCCTGAGATGGTTTGGTTGTCACTGGAGGAAAGTCGGGCTGGGCGTCGTTTCCATCGCCGCGCTTTACTGCCTGCTATTGGCGGTCAGCATGCTCCGGCATCCCGGCTGGTACAACTAACAGCTAGGGCTTGCTGGGCTGTCCTCCCACCACCGCGTTCAACGCGTTCGGGTTCTCAATCTTGCCATCGCTCGCGTTGCGCACGTAGTGGATCGTCTTGAATGCCTGGTCCGTTCCGGTGACTCCGTAAGCCTCCATGCCGGTCTGGAGTGCGTCGAGTCCGATGCCCGGCCAATCCTTCTCCTCGCTGTCCGAGGCTGCACGTGCTCCGGCCTTGCCTGCTCTCGCCAGCATCCCTTCCAGCGGGGAGAAGCTCACGTCGCCAGATCCCTCCATCCCCCGCATAATGTTCCCGAGCACCGGAATCGTCTCCGCGGGGAACAGCAGCGCCGTCTTGGCCGCCCACTCGCCCACATTCTCTCCATCCTTGGGGCCGTGCCCGGTCACCAGCTGGCCCAGAATCGGCGGGATAATCGCCACCATCAGCATGCCGTAGGTGAGCTTCGCGACGCTTCCGCCGCTGCGGTAGGTGCTCACCTGGTCGCTCATCTGGTTGAACTTCAGGTTCGCGAAGCCGCCCAGCGTGGTGATGATCTTCGTGAAGTCGTTGTTGCGCATGATGGGCGGCAGATCCTTGGGGGCGTTGGAGCCCAGGCCCATCCGCACCGCGGCATCGGCCTTGTGCATGGCCGCATACTTCGCCTCACCTTCCGCCAGCCCAACGTTCGAGGTCAACGCGTCCCGGTAGACCGACAGCCAGAGTGGGAAGCTCATGATGTGATCCATCAGTTGCACCGGCATCATCCCGGCCCTCGCAATGACGTGGCCAATTCCTTTCTGCCCCGTCTCGGTCTGGATCAGGGTCCGGAGGTCGCGGTCGATATTCTCCCCGCGGAATGCCATCTCGTTCGGCGACAGGCCGCGAATCTGCTCCGACATCGCCTGCGGATGCGCCATGAAGTCGATCATCGACTGCGCGTAGGAGCTCGGCGACGTGTAGGTGAACATGCTGGAGGCATGCGTGGTCTGGAGCAGGATCGTGGAAGCCTTGAAGCTGAGTGCCGCCTTCACGATGTTGGTGCGCAGCGTCCGCATCACCCGCGAGACGTCGCCGAGGCCCTGCACCGCGCTGCCGTTGCGGTCGTTGATGATCGTCCGCAGCCAGGGCATCATCTTTTCTTCGTAGCCGGCGCCGAGCGTGGAGCGCAGCGTGTTGCGGACGTCCTGATTCATCAGCAGCTTGTTCGCCGTCAGCATGAACTCCCGGTGGGTGATGTCCTTGATCACCTTCGCGGTGTGCTGGGTCAGCACCTGCTCGTAGTCCAGCAGCAGCGGGCCGCCGTAGCCGGTGCGCCCCTTGGTGTAGCCCTTCGAGGTCTCGGCGCGGCCGTAGCCACTCTCCATCAGGTTCTGCGCGGACATGCCGGCGTCTGCCGTGGCTCCGAGCTTCGAGAACTTCGGGTCCATCATGATCGGGTAGTAGCCGCCGTCCAGGTCCATTCCGGTTCCATCCGGGAACTCCACCCGGAATGGCGTAGGCGTCACCATGGCTGGTGGAACTCCGGTCAGGCGCTTCTCCATCTCGTTCATGTGCGCACCCAGCGGCTTCAGCAGGTCCCACACGTTCTGCACGTGCTGCCACTCTTCGCGGGTCAGCGCGCCATGCACCTGCTCGAGCGCCTCCGGGTTCCATCCATGCGCCTCGAAGGTCTTAGTCAGCCGGTCGAAGTTGCCATCGTTGCCCATGTTCATGGCCATCGACACCAGGTCATGCCGGGTGATCGGCTCCGTAATCCCGTCGATCGTCACCTTTTTGAGCATGCTCAAGCGCTGCTCTTTGGTCATCGCCTGGAAGGAGTCGGCGAGCCTCTGCGTAACGTCGGCCTGCAGCGCGTGCTCTTTGCCTTGAGCGTCGGAGGCCAGGTTCCACAGGTTGTCATGCCACGGCCCCGCCGTGCCGCCGTCCAGCCGCTTCATCAGGAACTCCGTCCGCATCAGCAGGGCGTTCCCTCGGTCGACCAGGTCGGAAGCCTTCTCGCCCACGGTCGCGTTGCGTTCCAGCACCCGCGTAGGAGCCGACTTCAGCGATTCGTGCGCCCGGCTGATCATGCTGGCGGTCGCTTCGGCGAAATCCACCCTGCGCCCGTTCACCATCATGTGCAGCTCTTGATTGGCCAGCGCCCGGATGTTTTGCAGCGCATCGTGCACCTGGTGCAGCTCGCTCAGCGGAATGGTGCGATAGCTGGCCGTCCGCATCTCGTTGTAGATCGCCGCGTCGATGGCGGGCTCTTTGCCCATGTCGTACTGGTCGCTTGCCCATTGCGCCAACGTGCCCTCCGGAGCCTCGCTGCGGGGAACGAAGGCAATCTCGTACCGCGCCAGCAGCTTGTTGAACTGCGCCCGGTACTCGAGGCCTGCCTTGCCCAGGTTCTGCTGCGCCAGCTTGCTCTGCACGCGTTTCACGAAGGGCTCGAATTGCTTGGTGACGAACGTCTTCTCCGTCTGCGCCTCGCGGAACAGGAAGTGGTTCAGCAGCTCCTTGTGCTTAGCCTGCTGCGCGCCCTCGTAGTCACCCTTCGCCAGCGCCTCAAACGCCTCGGTGGAGTACTTCCGGCTGGCGTCGAGGTAGCGCGTCGGCTGAAGGTCAACGATCGACTTCGCCTGCACCATATTCTGCGCGGCCTCGCGGTAGGCTGCGATGGGAGCGACATCGCGGGCGATGCGCTTGCCCGCCCTCTCTTCCCGCGTCCGCTGCTTTGCCGCCTCCTGTAGCGTGGAGATCTTGCTCTTCAGATCCTCGATGCGCTGGTCCCGCTTCTCGATCCGTGTCTCCTGCTTGCCGTTCTCCGTTTGCTCCCTGAGGTAGTTCTTCAGCTCCCGCTCGGCGTTTCGTAGTTCAAACTCTGGCGTGTTCCTGCGGTTGAGGGCGTCAAGTTCCTTGTGCAGGCTCTCGGCGCGCTGATCGTTCATGAGAGCGACATCAGACTCATCCTGCAGGCTGCCATCGTAGCGGATGTCGCCATGCGTGGCCGTCATAAAGTCTCGCGTGGCCGTGTCAATGGCCACACTGCGCCGCGGCGCAGCCTCCATCGCCCGCATCATCTCCTCGCCAGAGCCGAAGCCGTGGATCTCGGCCGCCGTCTCTGCGTCCGTGCCTCCCTCGGTCCGATACAGGCCGGGATGCTGCTCCTGCAGCGCCTTCACGCGGTCCTCTCCGAACCGCTGCACGAGCGCATCCTTATTCAGGGTCAGCGGGGTGCCGTCCTCGAGCTCGCCCTTGCGCAGGTTGCGGATCGCCCTGTACTCCGGCTGCGCGTCGACGGTATCGGTCACACCCTGGCGAACGTTCTTCTCTTCCTCCCGCCACGCGTCCGAGCGGTCGCGCACCGCGGCCTCGTTCAGCTTGCCGAGGATATCGGACTTCGCCTGCTCCACGCTCATCCCCTTCATCTCGGCGTAGTTCTTGAACTGCTCCTCCGTCCAGCCAGCCTCCTCGGGCGTCTTGAAGAGTTGCGGGCCAGCTTCGGTCGCTGCGCGGTTCACGCCATCCTCGGCGGCGTACATGCGGTCGAAGACGCCGCGGATCTCCGGCGATAGCTCCACGCCGGCGGCGATGGCTTTGTTGTAGACATGCCCCAGCCAGACGGCGAAGCGCAGAAACGTTCCCTTGAGGCTTGGGCTGGGAGCTTTTCCGTCGCGGAGATACTGCTCGTTGGCCTCCGCCCACTTCTCATGCTGCTCGGTGGTGAGCGGTTCGCCGTCCTTGGCTCCGAGGAAGTCGAGCACCTTCGCGTAATCGCCCTTCAGTGTGTCGCTGGAGCCCTCACGGCCCGCAAGGTCGCGCAGCATGAACAGGTAGGAGTGCGCAGGCTCATGGACGAACGTCGACAGATCGCCGATCTTCGTCTTGCCAATCTCGAAGGAACCGTCAGGGAGGGTGCGGAACCATCCACGAGTACCCTCTTCGGAGGACTGGTGCAGGACGTCCGAAGCTACTTGACCGGTTCCTTCTCCGCTGGCAACACCCTGATGTTCGTTAGCGTCTTCGGATCCAACTTGAGAAATTCCGCGAAGCTCCCCACGGGCTCTTTCTCCGCTGGCTTCCCTTTCGGACTTGTGCTGCTTGAGTCCGGCTTCGGCTTCGGTGGTGTCTTTTCCTGTGCCATAGCTGAAATCCGCTCCTTTGAACTGGTGTACCACCCCATCCTTTGTGGTGGTTTCGATGACGCGCTTGCGCAGGATCTCGCGTGCCTGGTCGAGCTTGCCGCTCAGATCCTCCGGGGAGTCTCCGCGATACAGAAACTCATCGCCCTTGTCATGGTAGGCTTCCACGCCTGCCTCGCGCAATGAATCGGCCTTCGCCTTCAGCAGGGCGTCGCCCGCGTCATACCCAAACTTGTCGTTCAGGGCCTTCAGCCCGTCGGCGTCGCTCATCGCCACCGCTGAGGCTGGCTGTTGCTGCTGGGCGTCATCGAAGGCGCGCTTATTCGGCAGCCCCGTCTTCTCGCTCGTCAGAAGAGCTGCGCGCATCTGCTCCGGAGTCATCTGATCGATGCTTTGGCGCTGCTGCGTGTCCGTGCGCCGGTCGGGGCTGCCCTCGGCTCCAATCTCCTCTGGCCGTGCGCCCAGCACCACCTTGGGGTTGTAGAGGCTCAGCAGCTCGCTCGGCTTCATGCCAGCCTCGCGCGCCATGTTGGTGTACACGTTGGCATCTTTTGTCGCCAGTGTCTCCGCGACCTCGGGAGTCTCGCCGGCCGCCACGTAGCGCTGGTTCAGGTCCTCTTTCACCTGGGTGTATTCAGGACTGGATGCCGTCTCCGCGTCGGCCGCCACCATATCCGCCTGCGTCTTCTGCGTCCCGCCGTTGGCTTCCCAGTCAGCAAGCTCCTGGCGTCCCTGCTCAAACTGGCGGCCAGTCAAGTTGCTCGCTGGGTCGATGATGTCCGGGAGCAGCGCCTTCTGATGCTCGGGGTCGAGATTGGAGAGGAAGTTGGCCGTCGGCACTTCCACGTCGCCACCGGCCATGTGCGCCTCGGCATAGTTGGTGGATCCAAGATCGGATGCCACGGCCTGCGGATCCATCTTCTGTCCGGAGAAGTAGGAGTTGAACGCGTCGACCGGGATACGCAGGCTCGGATCATCCCCGAAGATGCCCTGCAACGCCTCGTGAAACTTCTCTGGAGAGCGCGCCTTGAGCGGCGAATCCGCCGCAGCGTCCACCGCCTCGCTGAGGTTCCCCCCAAACGTGCTCATGCCCAGGTGCATGCCGCCCTGGATCGCCGCGGCTTGCCCAGCCGCCAGCAGAGCGCCCTGGCTCCATGGCTGGCCGGTCACGATGTTGCTCCCAACCTTGGCGGAGCCTCCCATGAGCGCACCCGTGCCGACCGACGCCAGGAGCGGAGACTTATTGAGCCCCGGAATCATGTCCGCGAATCCCGCCAGCGTGTTGCCGGGCAGGTTGATGCCGAAGATCCGGTTGGCCGCCAGCCGTGCCGCGTCGTCGCTCGCGCCCGTTCCAGCCGCCGAGGTGTAGGCAGCGCCGCCCTGCTGGGCCGAGAAGGTTACGCCCACCGACAGCGCTGTCGCCACCTTGGCCGCGTTCTCGGTCCATCCGAACGTCCGCGCAGCCCACCCCACCGCGCTCGCTTCTCCCATGCCCACCGCCATCGAAGCCAGCAGCGGAGCCACCTGGTCCATCCCCGTGCTCTTCGCATAGTCTGCAACCCCAACGTTGGGGTCACCCGCAAAGGCGTTCTCCGGCTTCAGGGAGCTTTCAATGGTCTGGAGCAGGTTCTGCTTCGTCGGGCCGCTGCCGTGCCAACCAAGAAATGAGCCAACATCGCCAGCCGTTCCAATCGTCCCGGCCGCCGCCGAGATCGCCATGCGCGTGAGCGGGTACGCATAGAGATTTTGCTTCACCGTGCTCAGCACCGGAGCAACGGCGTCCTTGATCGTCTCCCAGGTGCTGGGGTTCCACGCGCTCATCTGGTTGCGGTTGTTCTCGATCCCGCCGAGCCGTTGAATCTCAGAGACGCCAGAGACCGCCGCATTACCCGGGTCCGAAGCCCACGCCGTTGTCCTCGGCGACGTCGTAGCAAACTGCGGGTAATTGATCGCCTTTGCGTCGGCAGCCTGCTGGATCAGATCCTCGTTCCCTTGACTGACGACAGGACCCACGCCGGTCCGCTGCTGGAGCTGCAGCAGCTTCGCGTATTTGTCCGGGTTCTGCGTGGCTCCATACGCCACCGCGCCCTGCAACGCGCTGGCCTGCTGGTCCGTAGGGGATGGTGCTGGATCGCCAATGGGAATCGCGTCGCCGACAAATGTTAGGGGAGCCGTTGCCATTATTGAACCAGTCCTAAGTCATGCGTTCCGTCTGTGTAATGCATCTGGCCATCACTCATCGCCTGTACGTGTGTGGCACCGCTGGGCATCTGGAAGGTGCGCATCTGCGAGCTGCTGTTGGGGCTGATTCCAGTGATCGCCAGCGGGTTCCACGGGCTGCGCGGGACGGTCAGCGTGTGCTGAATCAGCTCCTGCTGGATTGCCTGGTCGACCTGCGCGGCGGTCGCTTTACCGTGATTCTGCGCCTTGATCGCGTCGATGCTGCGCTGCACCTGGTACTGCAGGTCGAGGTACGTGCGCTTGTCCTCGGGCGTCTTCGGGTTAATGTTGATGCCGTTATTCGAGGCGAAGTACTTGACCCGCGTGGAAAGGTCGGTCGCGTCCTGTACTCCTTTGGGGCCAGCCGTCTGCAGCTCAGTGGCTCGATTCAGAAGCGACACATACGTGGGCGGCGGAAGATACGGTCGGGCAGCATTGACTGCTGCAGCGGTCAGGGTGGTGGGATCTGCCGCAAATCCAGCCTCTATATTGATTGCTTGCGGGCTGTACTCAATATCTTGCCGCCCTTGCTCCAGCCGCTGCCTCGCTTGCGTGGTCGGCATCTCCTCGAGCCGCTCTGCCAGTTCCGGGTTGACGCTGTTGATCGTCGCCCACTGCGAAGGGGTCAGCGCGCTGGTGCTGAACGTAGGCGAGCCGTCCGAGCCCTTGTGCGCGTCGGCATACTGGTAATAGGCATCCTGCAAAGGCTGAATCGTAAGCTGCTTGTTCTCGGCGTCCTGGCGAAAGTTGACCTTCTGCTGGCTGTCGGTATACGTCGCCATCTGCGCTTTCATCTCGGGCGAGTAGCTGGAGTTGTTGATTTGGTCGATGACCGTCTTCGCCATGGTTGGGTCGGAGAACTTCGTGAGGTCCACCGGCGGAAGCACCTGCGTTGCCGGATCGACCGCAGTGCCTTTCGCGTTGGCCATGGAGAAATCCAGGCCGCCCTTGGCTGTCAGACCGATGGGCTGCTGGCCCTGCATCACCGAATCGCCCACCTTGTAGTTCACGGCCGAGAGGTTTCCGTACTGCGTCGTGGATCCGTCCGAGTGGGTAAGCTCGACCGTGTACGGGCCGCCGGGCTCGTCCTGGGTGACGCTGTCCACCTTGCCATCCGCCGCGGCGTTGACCGCGGTGCCCTGGGGAACGGTGAAGGTCTGGCTTCCATCCTCATTCTTGTCCATGGTGTACGAGCCGCCCTTGATGGGGAGCTGGGGATTGATGCCCGTGGGCTGCCCGTTCGCCGTGCGCAGCGCGGTGGAGATCAACTGGTTCGATACGTCCTTGACCGTCTCCGTGTCCGTGTTGCGCTTGATGGCGTTGCCCAGCACTTCGGCCGAGCGCTCGTCGAGATGCCCCTGCTGGTTCTCGCTATCGAAGAACGACTGCGCTCCCTGATAATTGTGGTTGTCCAGCATGTTGGAGATGACGCCCTGCGCAATGGACGTCGTCACTTGCTTGGCGGCTTCTACGCCTTGCGGGCTGTCCGGGCTGGCCCCGGTGGCGATAAACAAGGCATGCTGCTTCTCTTGCACGGCCTGCGCGCTGGCGGCGTAGAAGTTCCCTGTTTTGTTGCCATCCACGTCCGTCTGCCCGATGCTGTCGGACGAACCGATGGCTGCCTGCGCATAGCTCTCCGAGCTGTCGCTGGAGGCCTGGGCGGAAAAGAGGGCGTTCTGCTGAAAATGGTGGTCGGCCATCTGCGCGCCGAAGTTCGTAAGGTGCGCCGTGGTCACCCGGTTGTACATCATCTTCTGGAAGTTGTTGCTGAGCCCATCCAGCCCCTGCTGCTTGATCTGCGCGAGGGCCGCGGTGGCGCCGTCGTAGCCGTCGATGGCCGTCTGTCCGCGAGTGTTCATGTAGCCGGGATTCTGGGCCGTGCCGTTGCCGCTGAGGACCTGTTGCGCCCCCTGCATGAAATTGGTCACAGCATTCTTGGTTGCGGCGTCGTCCTGCTGCCACTGGATGCGCTCTCCAATGCTGTCGATGGTGTTGCCGACCTTGCTGACCGCGTCGCCCATCTGCTCCTGCTGCTGGGGAGCAAAGTTCTTCATGGGATCCACGCCGCCGGCGGTGAGGGCGGTCTGCGGGTCGGGGCTCAGAGTGGTGCTGGGCGCGAACGTATCAGGAATCTGGGGCATTAGTTGAATCCTCCCATCATGCTGGGCGTGTACCCACCGCTTTGCGCGAGGTACATCTTGAGCCGTTGGCTGTTGTTCCAGTTGCTGGCGATCGAGCTGGCGCTGGTGAGCAGGCTGGAGACCCCAGCAGCGAACGGGCTGACGCTGCTGGCGGAGCGGGTCGCATTCGCGGCCGAGACGCGGTCGAGGTCTGACTGGTTGGCGTAGTTGGTCGACTGCACCCGTGCCGCCGCGGCCGCCTGCGCTGCGTTGGAGTTGATGTTGTAGGTGTTGATGTCCTTGGTCAGGTCCATGCTCGCCGCTACATCCTGCGTCGTACCTGAACCGCCTCGGAGCCCTCGGGCGGCCATGCTGACCGTCGCGGCCGCTTTCTGTTGACCCGCCGCCATAGTGGTATTGAAGATCTGGCTCTGACCGGACTTGATATCCGACTCTGCCTGGTACTCGGACTGCCGAGCATTGATCGCGGCCATGTCGGACTGGTAGCCCAGGTTCACGGCCTGCGACTTCATCTGGTACTGCTGGGCCTGCGCAGCATAGTAGCCGCCGATGGAAGCGTTGATGCCGCCCATCACCTGCGACATGAGAGCGAAGTTGCCGGCGGTGAAGGTCGGGCTGCTGGAGCCGCCGGGCAGATTCAGCGGCGGCGCCGTCTGATAGGGAATGGTGCTGTCCAGGCTCACATCCCCGGTCAAAAGAGTGCCGTCCATGCCCACGTTTAGCCTCCCAAACTTACTTCAGCGGTCAGACCCACCACATTCAGCGGGAGAGGGTTCGACTGGCTGATGCTGATCAGCCCATCCGGACTCCAGGAGGGCTGGATAACGATCTCGATTTCCTTGGTCATAAGTGCCGGCGGCGTTCCGTATGTTTCTGTTGTCCGTTGCTTGTATTCGACGAGGGTGCCACCGGTTGGGCCAGCGAAGATCTGGCCGGATTGGAAGACCTTCACCCAAACCTTGTTGACGTTCTTCTGGCGTCCCTGCCCAGAGCCGTCGACTTGCAGCACAATGGGGAGCGTGTCGATCTCCGCCGTGTAGGGAAGCCCGATCTGCACCACCACCCCCGGCCGTTGCACGGTGATCGTACCGGTGGGGCTCACGACGCACGGAGGTTGAACCGCGCCATCGACCAGTACATTCACGGTTTGCCCGACCAGCCATGTCAGTCCGGCGATGATCGGATACGCTAATGCCCAGTTCGCAGTCGCAACCCCCTGCAGATCGGCTTCGAGCACCTGGTCGATCACACCGGTAGCGTAGGTCTCGCTCGTACAGATCTTGATCGTAAAGCGGTAGAGGCTGTTGCCAGTTTGAATCCCTATCGAGTTGAAGATAGGGGCTCCGGTGAGAACAACGACTTTCCCGGGGTCGGTGCCGTCGCCGGCGAAGATTGAATTGGACGCCGCAAGGTTGAGCGTATCGTCTGGGCCCCAGGTTGTCCCGCCGCTGACCGTCATCGTGGTGGCGGAAGTGTTTGTTCCGTTGGAGGTCGCTCCACAGTCGACAAAGAACGCGCTCGCAGGAGACCAGGAGTGATTAGGTTCCCCGTAGATCCTCGATCCCATGCGCTCGATGCAGTTCACCGTCTGGCCATTGATCTGGCGTGTGATGATCGCGTACAGGTGATCCTCTTGGCCTTCTGCGACCACTGCGATGCTCTGGAAGATGCCGGGGGTGGTGTGGTGGTGCCACGCTCCGACCCCTTCCTCGGGGATATAGGTGAAACCGAGCAGGTAGCCACTCGAGGAGACGAACCAAACCACCTGCCAGGGGGCCTTCATGAACGCCTGATCGACGATAGAGAACCCATCGAACAGGTGAGCGGCCCGGAGCGATACATCGCCGGTCACATACCCGCCGATCTGCCACTGGTAGCCCATCTCGCGCACATGGCCGCCGCGAGCCGCGCAGAACAGGAGTTGGTTGTTGATGATCGCAGGTGCCACGTTGGTCGCGCCGATGTAGCTCTGCGGCCGTGCGCAGATGGTCGAGGGGGTGATGGTGTCGGAAGTGGTCGGGCTCGCGGAGATCTCGCAGGAGCTGGTCAGCATGATGAGCTGGAGCAGCGGAACGATGTGGAGGATGGTCGACATCTCGCGGGTCGCAATGGCAATGGCGATGCGGTCGGTGTCCTCGACCGGCAGCGAGTAGCTCATATCGCTCTCGGTGCCCGTCTTGGTCATCCAGAAGTTTTGCGGGTAGTCGGGAGTCGCACCGAAGCAGCGGCGCTGCTGATAGTAGCTCACCGCGCCAGGGTAGTCGCCCGCGAAAACCGGGTCATAGATGTCTGGGGTAATGCTCATGTCCGTTGCGATGTTCGTGTCCGAGAAGGTGAGCGTGGTCGCTGAAGTCTCGCCGATGAAGCCATAGAGCCCGAACTTCAGCTTGTAGATGTAATAGACGTAGGCATTCGGAACCGCGTCCCAGGTGATGGTGTTGTAGCTTCCGGTCACGTAGAGGTTATTGAGGACGCTCACCGGCGCGGAAATGGGACTCTGCTGGATGCCGTCCGAGGCGATGGCCGCCACAACGTACGTGTTGGTGATGTCGATGATCTGCGTGCCGTATTGCAGGGTCGCGCCGGCAGTGTAAGATGCCCAGGTGGTGGTGTCGAGGGGGTTGCCGCTGTAATCCTCAAGGTAGAGCTCGGTGGTGATGAGGTTGCCGCTGGAGTCTGCGGGCACCAGGGCCACCATCCAGAAGCCGTCATAAACCTTTGTGCCGCCGGCGGTGAGGGTCGCCGTCAATCCTTTCACGTAGACGCCATCTCCGAGGGCCAGCGAGTGATTCGCCACCGTGATGATCAGCGGGTTCACCGAGCCGACACCGATGCTCGAGATGATGGCCATGTATCCAAGCGTTGGGACGATGGCGAGGCCGGTCGGCGCGGCCAGAGCCTGTCCAAACACAATCGGGGTGAACGTCCACTCCGTAGCCCCGAGGCGATCCAGCTCAGAAGGCGGATAGTTGGGGTGGACCAGGGTCATCACATCCGCAGACTGCACGAAGTGGATGTCAAACAGGTCAGCCGCGGCGTAGGTGTTGGGGATCTCGTACGTGAGATCGGCGGGGAGAGCGTACCACTTGCCAGCCGCCAGGTCCGTTGCGAAGACTCCAGCGACGTGAGCCGTCGTGCAGTAGTAATTGACGCCGCCCTGCGCCGCCAAAGAGCCCATGGCGTACGCTGTTGCGGTGATCCATGCAGCCGGAACGCTGTAGAGCAGCGTCGCGCCCTGGGTGTGAAAGCGGAAGTAACCGGGCCCCACTTCAATCACCATGGTCTGGGTCGTCGAGTAAGTGAAGGGGATCAACCGCGCCGTTCCATTGTTCTTGGTGGTCTTGACGAACGCGAAGCCTGGGCGTTTCTCCGCCGGGCCGAGTGAGGTCGCGATCATGTTCTGTATCGAAGCCGCACCGTTCTGATACTTGGCGTCGTCGATGCGGCCAACCATCTCTGGAGACATCTCTCCACCCACGAAAGAACCGCGAAATGTGCGTGTATTCGCCATCGATTACCTTCCCGCCATCCATGGAACGCACTGCTTCAGCTCGATGCGGCGCTGGTTCGCGTCGGACGTCTTGGCCTGGCTGGTGAACGACTGCGCCTTCTGCAGCATCGCGGCGGACGTCGACGCACCTACATCGCCCTTGATGATGGGACCCGCCAGCATCGAGGCGAGCTGATAGGAAAGAGCCATCACGAAGAGCGCGCTGAACGCGTTGGGGTTGTCGGCGTTGACCGTGTAGCGCAGCACCGCATCCCAGACGTTGGTCAGAATGATCCGGTTGCCGTCGTCGTCGGACTCGATGGAGAACGGCTGCGGGGTGTAGATGTTGTTGGCTGGGTTCGGATAATCAGGCATCGGGTGAAACCACGAACGGTGCCCGATGTGCTCGGTGTAGTCGTCGTGCGCATACGGAGGGAGCACAGCGATCGCGCTGAGCATCTCACCCGGCACCGCGTACGCCTGTCGCCAGGTGGTGCTGGGGTTCGTCGCCAGCGCCGCGAGGCCTACGCGGCGAGTCGCAAAGTCCCAAGACGCCTGCTCCAGGAGGGTGCTCACCGCGATCGGATAGAACGTAGCGCAGAATCCAGCCTGCACGGAACCATCCGGCGGCGAGATCGATTGGACGTCGGCCACATCGCCGATGTGAGCGAGAGCCAGGTTGCAGATGTCCACGTCAGACGGCATAAAGGCCTCATAAAAACGAAGGGACCGAAGATGGTTGGCTTCGGCCCCTCTGGTAATTGGCTTAGGCGACGATTACTCTTCGCTCTTGCCGTTGGCTGTGGCGACCGGTGTCTTCTGCTTCACCGGCTCGATGTGCTCGTAGAGTTTGCCTTCGTGATTGAACTCGGCATTCTCGACTCGCAGCACACCGTGGTAGTGCGTGCATTTCGCTCGTACGAGCATCACTGCCTACTTTCTTAGCTGACCGTGAATCCGGACGGCCGCTGGACGTTGTGCTGGATGGTGTTGGAGATGTACGCATCGAAGGCGCCCGCCGCAAAGGCAGTCGTCGCGATGCGGAACACGACGCGCTGATAACGCTGCGTGTTGACCGGAGGCTGCACCTGCAACAGCGGAAGGCCAACCGTAACCGCAGCGCTCGCCAGCACGGGACCGAGCAGCCGATCCGTCCATGTCGCGTTGTCAGGGGAATCCTGAAACACGGCCTGAAGGGTTCCACCAGAGGTCGGCCCGGTCTTGCAGACGACGTTGATCCAGAGGTTTTCGCCGGTCTGCGCTTCCTCAGAGCCAGCAGCAGAGCCCGTATCGTAGACGTTGGTACTCGGGGTGTCGCCAATGGCCGTGGGGACCTGGGCGGCAGCGAGTACGAGTTCAGAATCAAGCATTCCCATGTTGATCTCGCTTTTCTGTGGAGGAGGTTTTAGCCTCCCCCACGGTTAGAGGTTTACGTTGCCGTCCGTTACGATACTGCGGTCTCGGTGAGCAGGAGTTGATCGACGGTGCGCACCGGGATGCCCAGGAACTTCAGGACGCCGCCAGTGATGCCCGTTCCGGTACCAGCCACAGACCCGGCGCTGACCGATCCGTACTGATTCACCGCCTCGGTGAACGAGAGGGCGTTTTGCGACTTGTCGAGAGCGCCGATGCTCAGCATCTCCTTAACGGAGCGATTGGCATAGAAAGCGCAACGGCTCATGCCCATCGAGGGGATGCGAGCGAGTGCGCGAATCATCAGCTTGTTGAGCCAGGTGGACGCGGTGATCGCCTGAGTGTTGGACTGCCCAACCATGTCCGGCACGGAGATGTTGGCGATGCGAACCGCGTAACGCCAATCCTTCACGCAGAGACCATACTTCCAGTCCCACAATTCTCCGTAGGCACGGAAGCGGTTGTTCGATGCATCGAACGCATCGATGACGCCCAGATCCTCCTGCGTGAGCCCAGCCTTCGATCCCTTCGGATAAAAGCCGGTGACCGTGTTCTCGCCCCAGCCAACCAGCCAGACCGACGTGTTGGTGTTTCCCGCGCCGCCGGCGTTGATGATGTTGCCAGCCGAGGTACCTTCGAGCGAGTTATACCGTGGCGTGAGGCCAAGGATGCCGTCCTTGTTCTGCGACGTATCGCCGTAGAAGACCTGCTGCGCGAACGTTTCATTCATGGATTCGACGAAACCCAGAGCCTCGCTCATACGGAAAGCAGCGCTGTTGCCGTTCAGGTCGGCCAGGTCCTTGTCGATCTCGTTGCGACCCTGCTGCATCGCGCAGACATCCTCAATCGTGGCGCGCCCAGACTTGCTGGTCGGGGTGCCCTTGTAGAACTGGCGCAAACTCACCGTGGGCAGGCTCGTACGAACCACGGACTTGTGGCCTGTCGGAAGGTTGCCCTCGATGAAGTTCATGTCGAAGATGACTTCGTTGGACTGGTTGAGCAGCTCGGCGAGAACGGCAACCTTGCCGTCGGGTCCGAAACTCTTGGCGATATCAATCAGGGTGTTGTGCCCTGCGTTGAGCGGAAGCGTAGGCATGGATTACCTCTCCTCGTGGATTTAGAACGTGGTGCGGGTTATTACTTCGTGTTGTCGTAGAGCACGGACGCTGCGTTTGTAGATCTGGCAGCCGGCGCCGCGCCGGAAACGAACGTGTCTTCGCTGATGGTCTTGCCGATTCTGAAGAACGCCCGGATAACTTCCGGATGGTTCCCTAGACCGGTGGTGCCCAGCAACTTACTCAGTTCAGGCGACCCGAACTTGTCGAGAGCCTTCTTCGCAATCCCCAGATTTGCATCGAGCGCGTCGCCGCCAAACTCTTTGTCGGACGTCGAGCTATCGAGCCATCCCTTGTTGATTGCCAGAATTTGCTCGGTCTGACGCTCCGCAATCTTCGGAGACATCGTGTCGAGCAGCTTCTGTGCCGCATCCTGCGTCAGATTGGCTTCCTTGGCGCTGGCTTCGAAAGCGGAGAGGATGTTCGGGTCGTAGACCTTACCTTCAGGAGCTACGAACGCGTACGCCTCGGGCGCGCCTTCTACCTTCACTTCGGGTTTAGCCACTGCGGACGCTGGAGTCGCTGGAGCTTCTGCCACGGGTGGGATGACTGCTTCGGTGGTTGCTACTGCAGCCGGTGTTTCGCCCAAGAGCGAAGCAACGACAACAGGAGCAGCTGCCACTACTGGAGTGGTGGGCTCGGCGCTATTTAGGGTTGTGGCCGTTTCCGTCGGTTCCATTTGTAAACTCCTTCACCATGACTGGGTAGAACTCAGGACAATGCGCGTGGATTTGGCTCAAGGTGCGGTTGCCGAAGTTCCGATTCCCTTCGTTGAACGCCATCTGCATCGCATTGGTGTTGAACGAAAGCCGGAAGACTCCAGCCTGCTCCAGGAGCCGCCAAACGATCCGGCGACCACGTTTGCTGCTCATCAACCACTTCAGATCCAGCTCTTCGGTCTCGTTCGCCATGCGCTTGCGATGGTCAGCATCCGCCTTCGCTAGTTCAATGGCGTGGACGTCGGTAGGATCGTAAGCGTCACTCACAGACCCAACGCTAGACCGTCACTGCGCGGGTTATGTGTATCAAACTCCCCGGAATAGAGCTGCCTGGTCGCTACGTTCCATACCAGCTCTGCGTGTTCCGCTGTTTCATGCGGGAGTGTCGCCATCTGCGCGTGGCAGTACACGTTGGTGCAGATGACCCTGAACTCTTCGATGAGGCCGGTGAGGCGCGATTGACTGTGCCCAAATGCTGCACAGAAAACACAAGGCTTCAGGTCTTTGCGCAGGCGGGTATTTCGCCACACAGGGAACATCGAGTCTCCTACTTCTTGTCGTAGAGTGTCTTTGTGGTGGCTGTTCCACCGTCGCCATCGATCGACATCTCGGTGATCTGCAGGTCGATGCTGTTGTGCGACTCGCCGATCAGGGCTTTGTGCGAGTTGGAGCCGGTTACAGTCGCCTTGCAGGTAATCGAGACTTCCTCGCCAGCCTTGAGGTCTGCGACGCCCAGCTTCTCGAGCTCGTCATCGCCCAGGTGCAGGCTCAAACCCCACGGGTATGCGGGCAGATCGTCTTGAGAGGGTTCGGTTTGCTCCTTCGCCTCTTTCTTGCTCATCTTCATGTCGGTGAGTGCCATTATTGCGGTACCTCCTGCGGACTCGGCGACCCGTACCCGCTGTATTGATTCATGAGATCGTTGAGGGCGTTCTGGTTACCGGGCCCTGTAGGAGACTGCGCGAGGTTCTTGGCCGTCTGTGACTGCTGCTGAGCTGCCGCGGCCTGCGCCTGTGCCGCCTGCGCCTTGGCTTTCGCTTGGCGCATTGCCTGCACCTGGTCCATGGGAACGATGAGCTTGGCGTCAATGCCCATCATGTCGCTGTAGGTCGTCACCCATGCATCAGGGTTGAAGTTGTCCAGCACTTCGGGCTTCAGCGCCGCGACCGTTCCCATGCTCTGGACGAATCGATCAACGCTGTTGGTTGCGATGGCCTTCTGGGCTTGCGCGAGGATGCCGATAAATTCGATGTTGAGCGTCTGACCTTGCATCTCAGGAGGAGGCGGTGGAATCATGCCAGCTTCCATCATGTGGTTGAACGTGGTCTCGACAAGGGGCTGCAGCGCTTCATTGTTGATGCGCTCGAGCACCGGCCCCATCATCAGCATCTTCTCTTCCTGCCGCTCTGCGACCTCGGTTGCGGTCATCTGAGGGTTGGTCGAGTTCGCCAGCATCATGAAGACGTCCGAGAAGAACGACTGCTGGATGCGGTTGCGGCAATCCTGAATGTCGGACAGCATGTATTGCAGGTTGAGGTTCACTTCGAACGCGTTCTTTATCGGAGCGGCCGCTGTACCGTCGTAATAGGTAACACCACCCGGAAGGCGGTTGATCTCGTTGTTCTTCATCGCTGTCGGTACCTGCAGCGGTGGGTTGGTCTGGTAGTCGATGGCGTTAGCTTTACGGAGCTGCTCATGCTGAAGCTGCTTGATGTCTCCAAGCGCTTCCATGCCCGGAGAGTTACCGTAGATGTCGCCGCCGGCAATCGACCAGCGCGGGCAGATGGCGGGGAACGTCTTGAAGCCGCTCTCACGCAGCATCCTCCCATCACCTTGACCAGACTCGAAGTAGTACGAGCCCCAGGCCATGTTCTTGCTGTCAGCCTTGCTCGGGTCGCGGTCAGCGCGTGGCTCGATGGCGTGGATTACGGGGATCCACTGATCGAGTCCAGTGCCGCCGTCGTAGAGCGATTGAACGGTAGGCGAGCAGTTGTCCTTGCCAAACTCTTTGACCATGCTCGAGACCGTCATTTCGAACTCGCGATAGAGGGTGCAGACCTTCCCCTGCGCGTCCGTCGCAATCGCATACTCACCCACGGTCAGCGGGTAGTGATGGATCACGCTGTTGAAGTCGGGAAGGATGATGCTCGCACCGGTGCCGAACGCGCCCATCTCCTCATAGACTTGCTGCAATGCGCGGTAGGTGTTGGACTTCTGAAACACTTGATGCATCCGCGTGGTAATGCCATCCAGCCATACCCGAACGGGCTGGTAGGCGTTGAGATCGGGATCAGGAACGCCCAGACGAAACCACGGACGCGCTGGGCTGGTCGCGCCAGACATCAGACCGGCGCCGAGGGTGCGCAGCGCACGAATGCCGGTGTTGTCATAGATCGCGTTGGCCCTGCGCCGTCCCTTGTTGCGGTCCTGAAGGAAGTAGCGACCATTCCACGGCATGACGTAGGTGGTGATCTCCTGCCAGTGAGTCCAGAATGAGGAGCGCTCGGTCTTGAGTGCTCCCCACCGGCGGAGCAGTTTCTCGCGAAGATCCGGATTCGTTGCCATCGCTGTCCTACTTTCCGAGCAGTGTTCCGCTTCCGCCGCCGAGGGTACCGGTACCCACACCCCCTGGACCCGTGAGCATGGTGGATCCAATGCCCGACTTGGCCGCCTGCGCAGCCTGGGCCATGATCGTGGAGACATCGGGCGTCTGCTGTGTCGCCATGTTCGCGGCTACGGCGTTCTTGCGCTCCGTGGAGAGAGCGTTGCCTTCAGCCGTCTGCGTCGCCGTCGTTTGCTGTATGAGGGACTGCTTCTGGTTCGCGGAGGACTTTGAACCGTCGTACGCGCTTACGCCGACGCCGAGGGCACCGACTCCTGCCGCGATTCCCGAGATCAATAGGGCTGCTCCGGACATGGTTACTCCTTTGCGAAAAGATCAGTGAGGGTCGCCGCGTCGCTCAGCTCGATGATGTCCCACGGTCCAGCTGGAAGGTTCTTGAGCTCGGCCGAGTTCGCGGCAACCGCGAAGGTCACATCGGACGTATGCCCGCAGCCATCGTCATAGACGCCGGTGCGCTTGAACGGGTCAAAGGTCACCAGGCACGGATAGTTGCCGGCGCGGTCATGCAGCTCGGACTCCGACTTGAAGACGACCAGCTTGGCCATGTTGCTCATGTCACTCTCCTGTGGCTGTCACAAGGTTGGGGTTGACGGGCTGATGCGACATGAGAAGGTCGGTCTCATCCGTAAACTCGCGCTCGGCCTCTCCGATCGTGGTGGCGGAGCTGGGAAACACCATCGTGAACTCGGTATCGCTGAGCGCCGCGAAGATGGTCTTGCGACCCGCCGCGGCGGGAACGACGTTGTAGCCGTCGAGACGGATCCATCCCTCATTGACAAGAGCCAGGACGCTGCCGTGAATGATCACGACGGTGGGCCGTTTGATCATCACGCTGGAAATGAACTGGTCACCCTTTATGCGTACCGTGCGAGCATAGAGCCCGGCGTGGAAGACGTGCTGCGTCGTAATCGTCTCTTGCGGCATCTTGAGCCAGACGGCCTCGATCTCCCGTACCCTTGCGAGCATGTCCGTGGAGATCGGTGCCATCGTTGCGACCGGCGCGAGAGCGTCACTCATGCCAAACTCCTGCAATAGACCATGCTTGTGCCGACGTATTGAGGACGAACCGCCAGGAGACGGGCAAACCGGCTCTCCACCGGCGCGCTGTAGAGGATGGCGACGCAGCCGGATTCCCGCGCATCGTTCTCAATGGCTTCCATGAGATCTAGACCCGAGCCGCCAGGTCTTTGATCCTTGCCCAAAAAGATGCTCTCCACCACCGCAACCTTTCGGCTGTAGTGAGGAAGGATGGTGTGCAGCACGTTGGAGAATCCCACCATGACGTCAGCCGCAAACACGCCGAAGCAACGCGACACGCCCGCTTGCTCCAGCGCGGAGTACATATCTACTTCCGGGTTGATCATGCCAACCGAAGGGACGGAGCACTCGGCGGCGTAGGCTTCGACCAGCTGCATGGCGGCTCGATCGCCGAGAACATCCCGGTAGCTTACACGCCGGATTATCGCGCTGCTGATCACGCTCTGAGCTTACGGAGCCATGCGGCGGGTTATGTGTATCAGACCTGTGCGTACGGGTCATACTCCTGCACTTTCTTCGGCGCGCCCCAACCCATCGTTCCATTGGCGTTCTTGCGCATCCCTGCGGGTGCATCAGGGATCGAGAAGGTCAACGCCAGTGCGTCGGCAAGGTCCGGGCTGCGGCCCAGGCGCTTCTTGATCTGCTCTTTGCTCTCGATGATGAACTTGCCCTCTTTGAACGCGTAGGTAGGGCTGGTCAGCTCGGCAACCAGCTCGGGGATCGGCGGCAGGCTGCCTCCAGCCTTGACCCAGTCCGCCATCTTCATCCACATCTCGCAGCGCATGTTGTAGTACCGGTCGTCGCTGGTCTGCTTATTGTCGAAGCGGATGGCGTAGGGGCTCAGTCCAGAAGCACGCATGAAGTCGATCGCGCCGTGCGCCCATCCCACCGTGTCATCGAAGAAGCTCAGGACGTCGTCCATCTCGTACGGTGATCCATCGCGCATCCACTCGTTGCGGCGTGCCATCACCCGGTTGCCGATGTCGACGCTGGCTGCGGAGTCGCGGACATGACGCATGATCGTCGGCTTGAAGGAAACGATGCCTTGCCGCGGGAAGATGACCGTCCTATCGTCACCGAACCGCGCCACGTCCACACCCAGGCGTTTCTGCGCCCAGGTGAACTCCTCGAGACGTGGGTGGAGCTCCATCGCCGCCTCAACCTCTTCCACGCTCAGCAGCGCGTTGATCGAGCCCGGCGGGAACTGCCCGAGGATGTACGCCATCACCCAGGGATTCTCGCGGCCATACAACGCGATCTGAGCGCGCGCCCATTCAATGTCGACGCGTGGCGTGCGCCTGGGATCGTCGGGATCTGCGGTGATGGACACGATGTCCCACTCTGCCCGGGCGCGTGTGGTGACCTCGTAAAGCAGCCCGGTCTGGCTGGTAGTGTTGCCAGCCGTGATGATCAGGCCATCCTCGCAGCTCGTCAATCCCTGCTCGGCGCTCTTCACCATGTTCGGCGGAATGTCGCCGCTCTCATCGATCAGGTAGAACGGGTACTTGGAGTGCATGCCGCTGAGCGTGCGTCCAATCGTCTCCTCATTCGCAGCCTTGGCCCATGACTTCGCGGAGAGAAACCATGTCTCCGGGTGATCGTTCGCCACAATCCGCTGCGACGACCACGTAAACGCCTTCAGCAGGAACGGCGACTCGTTCTGCCACCGCGACATCTCCGCCCACAGGTTATCGTGCAGGTTGATCCCTGTAGTCGATACCGCCGCGCCCTTGGGATGCTCATTCCTGCTCGCGAAGCACGCCAGACGGTGCCAGCCGACCCACGCGAGCACAGCCGTCTTACCAGGTCCCGCGCAGGCCTTCATGGCGATGCGCTTGCGTCCAGGCTTGCCGGCCATGGTCAGCACGTCGAGCTGCCACGGATCAGGTTCAGCGTGGAGGCATTCCCGCACAAACTGCACCGGGTCAGCTCTCCACTCGCGGATCTTACCCGTCGCTCCACTCACGGTTTGGTGACCTTCCGACGCGTCGAGCATTGCGGTTGTGTCTGAGGTTGCGTGCGTTGGGCCTTGCGATCAGCAGCAACAGCAAGACGCGCAGCATGATCCACGTGGCCTACGTGGGGCTCAGGCTTCATCGCTGCGGGTGTTGGCGTCGTATCGGTCACAGGGTGCCCACCAGCTGTGTAGGTGCGCACTGGACGAAGTTGTAGGCACCGCGTCCGACCTGCACCATGTGGAACGACTTGAGCGGGTAGTCACGCTCGAGCTGGCGTGCGAACTGCTCGAGGATGTCTTGCTCGCCCATCTCATGGAAGGCGTTGCCGTTCGGCGCTCGCAGCGTAAGGGTCTTCCGGCGGCGTTGCCCGATGATGACAGCCTTCAGGATGAGCGCCTTGAGGCTCTTCCCGCCCGGCTTGTAGGTGCAGATCTTAGGCTCGGGCTCTTTGGCTTGCTCGTCTGTCATCGGGTAGCTTGTCGATCTGTCATCGTGCATGTTGCCTCCAGTGCTGCTTCCTACGGTTTCCACTCGGGTTTATAGTCATGCGGAAACGACGAAAACCCTTGCTGTGCTTATCGTTTGCGTGCATCACGTACCCGCAGGCGACCCTGTTTCTAATCACGCGCTTTTGGACTTTCAGCCCATCGCTCCGGGTGGGAACCCTTCATCAGGGCAGCGCCAGAGCCACTACGCGTGGGGCGGGAATAGAGACTGTAATCATCTACGTTCGTTTTCACCCTCGCCGTGCGCGCAGCACTCATCCGGTCAACCTCTCCCCCATCACCAACTGCTCCAGCGTCATCTCACCCTCAGGCGTCTTATTCCTGTTTGCATTCAACAAGTTAGTGCCAATCGCGCTCGCGCGTGTCGCCGTATCCACCAGCGTGGTGATCATCTTCAGGTTCGATTTCGGCTTGAAGAGCTCGGTTTGTACCGCTGCTTTGTCGTTGATTTCGAAGAGGAGCGCCTTGCGATCCGCCATCGCAGCCAGCCTTGCAGCCACATTGGCGTTGTGATTTGCCGCAGTGGCGAGGCCATCGGAGATCCCACGCAGCCTGTCAGCCAGACTCTGGACTGTCAATTGATCGGAAACAGGCAGGCTTTCAAGGATGCGTTCGTCTCTAACTATCGAAGCAGCAAGGACTTTCATCGTTTCCGTGCGACCGGAAACCAGCGTCGCAATCGTAGCCTGCGACACGTTGTAGGCCTTCGCCAGCGCCCGGGTCGTCTCCCCACTGACATGCCGACGCTGAATCTCGGAGCGTTGCTTGTCGTTGAGCTTGGAAGGCCTACCCATTGTCATCACCACCCGCAACAGCCACCTGCTTATACGAGACGGCTCTGGCGTTGCGGCGCTTGTACGTGCAGATCATCGCCACACTGCGCAACCCCACGCCGGTCACCTTCGAGATCGTCAAATAGGTCAGGTGTTCGAACTCCCGCAGGTCCCGCAGCTTCTCCACCGTCGCGTCGCTGATCGTGGAGCGGTGGTGGCTCTCCCCCACTCGCCGTCCATACTCCCCATACGCCACCAGCACCGTCCCTTGCCCTCGAACCATGCCCCACCTCAATTCGCACCCAACCGATCGCCCTGCTATGGAGAATTCGCCAACCTAAACTGATGGGAACGAATACTCACAGTGCCTCATCCATAGCGGGCTAAGGTGCAGCATCTCGGGCGTAACCAGCGGAGCATAGTCGATCTCGCTGTTCAGCATCCAGACGGCGGCGCGCGCAAACTGCTCAAAGCCAAACTCGGAACAGATCTCCCGAGATTCCGGCGTGAGTTTGCGGTTATGGAAAAGCAGACCTGCGATGTCTTCATAGTTGTACGGCGTCCCGATCTTCGCGAACGCGTTGACCACGAACGCCTCGAACTGCGCATCGGTGCAGGGAACCTTGTAGCGCTTCTCTCGCGTCGGGGTGCAATAGTTGAGCGGCCTGAACTGGATGCCCTTCCCAGCATGCGCGCCCAGGTAGCCGCCCTCGGTGGGAAAGCCCCAGAAGGGCATCGCATGGGCCTTCAGGATGGCGATAGCCGCCGCGATCAGCTCCTCGTCAAACCAGAACTCGTAGTGATCCCAGAGGCTGTTCGTTCCCCACGTGATCATCTCGCTGACCAGCCCAGGGGAATCGATAAATCTTCCGCCAATGTATGCCATCGCGTGTCTCCGAAGAAATGGCGAGCCGCGGATTGTTTCCCACGGCTCGCCCAGCGTTTTACGTTGAGGGTTTGGTCTTAGGAAGGCGCAGGCGCAGTCACAGCCACCGGACCGGTCTGGAAGTTGTACACGTTCTGCGCGAACTGAGCGATCGCGGTAGTGACCGTGGCCGATTCCGTGATGCCCTTCGATGCCAGCACAGTCGTCACGCCAGGAGTGATCGCCTGAATGACCAGCGCCATCTTCTGTTCGGCGCTCAGCGTTGCACTGGTTGCCAGCGACGCGGTTGCCGTCTTCTGCACGCCGACGATGGCATTCACGACCAGGTCGTACTCAGGACCATACGGCGTCAGTGCCAGCAACGGCTCGGCCGCCACAGCAGCGTCTTCAACCACAGGCGCAGTCTTCTTGAAGAAGCTGCCGATCTCATCGATAAACCGCTTGAATCCACTCACAGCAGGTACCACAGCAGTAGTGCTCATAATTATCTCCACGGCTTTCGCCGACGTACTGGGTTGCGTCCCAACTGCGGGCGCAACAGCCTTCTTTGCAAACCACTTCGCGGGATTCAGTTGGAGAATCACTGTGCGTCCTTCTGCAAAAATCCGTTCAACGCCTTCAGCGCGGCCAGCACATACACCACCGTCGCCAGGTGCGGAGGCAACACGCTGATCGCGACAGCTACGGCAATGGCCGCCGAAAGGAATCCGCTGATCGTCGTCTTGGAAATCTTGCTGGTGTCAATGGTCATGGCAATCCCCAACCCCTTCTGCACGTCGATCATGCGGCCTTGCTGGACATCAAGCTCCACTGCTGCATCAGCGCGGCCAGGCTCTTTCCGCCCTGCGCATAGGAATTCGCCGGGAAGCTGGCCCAGATGCCGGAACATAATCCGATGGCCACCGCGATGTTTCCCTGTCCGATGAGATAGAAGGCGCTCGCCCTGGAGGGGGTCCTGCGCTCTTTGATCTGCTCGATCGCGATCAAGTCCTGGGAGAGAGGGCTGAAATCCTTCAGTCCCAGCGAGGCTTTGTAGTCCAGGAAGTACCGCGCCAGCAGCTGGTAGCGTCCACTCGCCGTGCTTTCGAGCTCGGGAGGACCAACCCTCACAATCATGGGCGCTCGCGCCGGCGTCACGCAGAACGGATGGGTTGCGTAATCCGTGAAGACTTCCTCATGCACCCGCTGGCCAAGGACTTCTTCGCCCGTAACGATGACGTCGTACCCGCTGTTCCGCGTGATGTCTTCCGTGCTCGTTCCTTCTGACCAAGCCACAAGGTCAAGGAATGCAGGCATATTGGCAATCGACTGATCGACCGTGACCGTAGCCATCTCAACTCCGACTGTGCAGCCCATGCCACACCACAAACCCGAAGACCACCGACGCTGCAGCGCCCAGCGCCAAGCAACTCAGCACGAAGTACTTGAAGAACACCCACGCCAGCAAACTCATCACGCCGATCGCCAGACCCGCCGTCCAGTCACTCTCAATCTTCCGCATCGTGCGCCTCTACGTGTTTCCCTTATCTGTCGCCGCGGCGTGCTAAAAAACGGCACTCGGGGCAGCATCCAACCCCGAGTGCCACTCTGCCTTGGATCTCTCTGGTAAGGAGAGCTTTTGTTGCCTGGCATCTCTTGCGCCAGGTCAAACGTCGTGAATTCCTGTGGTCTTCGGGCGGATGCCACGTAGCATTGAGATCACCTGCCGTCCCGAACGTTGCCGCTACGCTGACCACACAATCTCTAAAGAAACGGGCTCGAAGGTAAGTCCGAACCCGCCTCTGCTCTGGCGATTCTCCGCGACCTCCTTCCACCTCGGATTGATCTCCAAACGTCAATGTCCCTTTTGCTCCATCAGGATCGTCTCAATGCGGCCCTGGCTGGCTTCAATCGCGGTAAATTCATTCGCCAGCTTGAGCTGGTCCGCGTTATAGGTGTCCCGATCGACCTTCGACGAAACGTCCTCGCGCAGCACATCGATCCGGGTCTGGGTTTCATCGATGCGGTGAGTCAGCTCCTGCACATGATCCTCGGCGCCGCCGATGCGAGCCCCCTGCGCGTAGTGCGCTGTGACCACCAGAACAACCATCACGATGACATTCTTGGCATTCAGCCCATCGAACAGCCAGCCCGCGACCGCCGTCGATTCCGGCCTGCGCATGGTCATCGTTTCCCGCCTCCGCTTGTCGTTCTGCGTTCCGCTCGCATCCGTCCCTTCATCGCCTGGGTTCACTTCAGGCGGCCGCGCGGGACGGCTCAAACGCGTTCACCTTAGCCACCACGCGCTCCACGAAATCTTCAGCCGGCGGTGTGCCGAACTTCTGTCTGCGTCCCGCAAGGATCTCCGCCTCGCTCAGGGGCTTGTCGGAGTACTTGCGCTGGGCACGGCGCTCGTCGTTCAATCCTGCGGTGCGGCTGCCGCCGTTCTTGAAGTGCCGTCCCGCATACACGTTCATCTCGCTCGGCGAGATCGAGCAGCTGGAGCGATCGAAGATCGGCATCGCCGTCGACTTCTCCGGGCTCGGCGCGCGATATTCCACCCGTCCAGCCTGGCCGCGCAGCAACGCAGGGGTTCCAACCTCCTGCCACGCGCAAAGACCCCCGAACTGATCGAGAATGGCGCGGAGCTTGCCAGCTTTCTCCTGCCGCTTCGCCGACTGCGGCCACACCCAGCGCAACGTCGGAAACGAATCCATCGCGAGTAACTCTTCCGCAGAGCGCACGATGCCGAGATCTGCCGGTACCACTGGAAGTTGTTTTGCCATAATTGGAAACCTGAAGTTTTAGAGACGCCGCCGCCAACCTCGATACTGCCTCGACCCCGCCGAGGCTTCACTTTCAGGTCGCGTTAGGCTTCATTTGAGAAACTCTCACGCCAACATTTTCCAAGTCAAGCGCTCTCCGCTCCAAAACTCCAGTTTTCTGGAGTCCTACTCCAAAACCCGCGTGAACATTGGCCAATGATTTTTGTTTTATTTTTCTCTGTTGTGGATTTCGTGTGCCACGTGTTACTACGCTGGTTCCTAAAAAGAGGGCTTACTTCGCCCGCTTCCATTCCAGCCAGCACTCGCATCGCTTAGCCATCCCGCCCTCCTCCATGATGATCATCCGGCGATTCTCACAGATCCCGCAGTCCTTCGGACGGTCCCGGCGCCTTGCTTCCTTGCGCACCCGGTCGAGCAGTTCGCCCTTCTCCGGCACGCGCGGTTCGTACTCCTCCCGTCGCGCCCTCGCCAAGCCGTCCAGCACCGCGTCGATAGCCGCGTCCGGAAACTCCTCAAGCGCTTTCGAGTAGCTCTGCAAGCGAACCTCGTCCATCGCCTCGCCCCGGTCCAGGCACATCGAAGCCAGCTTGCTCATCAGCGTGATCCTCCGCGACGACGCTGGCTTGAGCTCTCGCGAGAGATTCGTTTGCGGCGTCCGCCTTGCGATTCCCGAGATTGCGTCCATTGCTTTCCTCCGTGCGATTGAAGCGGTTGAGCGGGCCATGCTGGTACCGCGTGATGGTCGCGAGCCACGTCCTCGGGCGCTCGCCGTGCGGCGTTCCCGAAGATTGCGCCCGATGGTTGAGGCAGATTTGGAACTCGCGCAGGGTCAACTCCGGAGACGCCCGCAGCAGCAGCGCCAGTGCCCCTGCCTCCGAGCCGTCCCACACCAACCGGACGCCCTTGAACTTTGCATAGGTCTCGCAGGCCAGCTTGAACAGCACATGCCGCGGGTCCGCCGCCTTCGAGCGCTTGCCGCGTGAAGGAACACGGGAACGGTTCACACGGTTCTTCAATATTGGAATCGCCGAAATGTCCTCTGAACCCCCCCCGAAATGTCCTCTGAACCCCCCTGAAATGTCCTCTGAGTCGCTTTCGCCGCCGTCAGGTTCAGGGGACAACATGTCCTCTGAACCATCACTTTCTTCGACGTCCCCAAACTCAAGGGACAGAATGTCCTCTGGAGGTTCTACCGGCGTTGCAGACATTGGAGTTACGTCACCATTAGGGGACTGAATGTCCTCTGACTCATGCACCCTCGCCGAGCGCGCTTTCGGGTACTTCCGCTCGAAGGCCAGGTGCCAGTCATTCTTGCGCGACTTCGGGTTCAGCTCGACGCCCAGCCGCGCAATGTCCACGAAGTACACGTTCCCTTTGCCATCCGACGTGGCCTTGCGCACCACCAGGAGCCAACCCTCGCGCTCCAGCCGCGCCACCACGCGCCGTGCGGTCCGCGCCTCGCACACTGCCTTCATCGCGATCGTCTCCATGGACAGGCAGGCGAAGCCGTGATCGTCCGCCGCCTCCGTGATCGCCACCAACACCATGCGCGGGCGCAGCACTTCCGGACCCCGCTGCAACACCGCTCCCGTAAGAATTCCGCTCATATCTTTCGTCCTATCCTTCGACCGCTTGGCGCGGTTCAAATCGTTGCTGCGTCACCCTTGGTCGGGCGGCCCATCATCACCGGAGGGCCAATCCTGAAAAGCAAAGCCGCCCTGGCCAGCAGGCGGCTCGATCGAAAACTTCGCGGGCTTCCTGCACGCCGCGCACACCGGCGTGCCCAGCTCCGTCGCGCAGTTCCGCTTGCCGCACCCACACGTCCACCAGCGCGGCTTCAATGGGTCACCGGCGGCCGCGCCTTAGGGTCGGTCAGCGTGTAACTCGCCGACAAGCCGCAGACCGCACACACCGGCCCTGGGAGATCCGCGCGCAGCATGGTGTGACTCCGGCAGACGCTGCACCACGCGTTGAGCCGGTAGACGATCGCGCCGGCCGGCCCCGATTCCACGAACACCCTCACGTCGCTCATCGTTGCACCCTCCTCTCCGCCCGGATCGCACGCAGGCGCTCGGCATAGCGGCACTGCCACTGCATCGTCTTCGTGGACTCCCTCACCTTGATCACTCGCAGCCCAACTTCGCCCATGCACGCGCGGCACATCGGAGCAGCTTTCGCAATCTCGGAGGGCAGAAACAGCGCTGCCAGCTTCGGGTTGCCGCACTCCGCGCACACATAGTAAGTAAATCCGTCTTCGCCCACCGTCACGGTTGCACCACCGGAAACTGATGCCACTGCACGCCGTCCAGCAGATCGCCAGCGGCTCTCTTGCCCACGCGAACCATCTCATGACCTGGAGCATCCTTCATGCAGTACGGCCGCACTTGGGTTCCGTCGCGCTTGATGAGGGTTGTTGACGTTTTCATCGACAATCCGGGATGGGCCTCGAGAAACTCGTGGACCTTCGCCATGGAGAATGGTGCCCACTCGCCCCATTGCTTGAAGAAGAACGGCACGCCGGCGGCAACGCATTGATCGCGAAGGCTGCGAGCCCGGTCCGGATGCATTGGACGCGCGCCGGGGCCACTCTCGCCGCCGCAGATCACCCAGTCGAGATGCGCACCATGGAAGTCCGCATCATCTTCCACGTTGCCATCATCCCCGAGCGCGCTGAAGTGCCATTCGCACAGCTTTTCTTGGATAACGATGTCATCCAGTTGAACCGGACCGAGCAGCGGCTCAGCAGAGACGAACCTCACCGCAGCGGGTGTCTGTAGCAGCAGCGGGATGCGCTCATCCGCAGCCTTCTGATTCTCGACCGAGACGCCCAGCCATACGTTCGGGAGCGGCCACTCTGGCTCGGGCCAATCCGTGCACCGCATCGCTCCGGCATAGATATCGGCATACTGTCTCCACCGCTCCATGTCCTTCTCTTCTTCGACCATCCGCAGATACGCCAGCATCCGCTCCGCCCGCTTCGTGAGGATCTGAAAGGTATGCTGCGGGCACAGCGCCATCACCGCGAAGATCTGGTCCAGTATCTCGTCCGTGACGTTCTCGTGGAAGAGGTCGGACATCGAGTTCACGAAGATCCGGCGCGGCTGCTTCCAGCGCAGCGGATCGAGCATGTGCTCTACGACAAACGAGATGGTGCCGTTCCACTTGCCGAGCGTCGTCAGCCCCTCGTAGGGCAGCCCAGCTCCACTGAAGCGCTTGGCCACCGTCTCGGCGTAGCAGTGGCGGCAACCCTCGCTCACGCGCGAGCACCCGCGAATCGGGTTCCACGTCGCGTCCGTCCATTCGATCTTGCTCTTCTGTGCCATCACTGCTCCCGTTCTCTGCTTCCGTCTACGCTAAGCGCTCTTGCGCGATTCACCCGGCAATACAAACCGCTCCCGATCCTTGCCATCCAGCACGGCATTGTCGAAGAACGGCTGCGCAATGTTCGCGCCGACGACCTCGGCGAACTCGATCTCCACCTTGGCGGAGTTGATGATGGTCTGCGCGAGATCGCTGATCGCCTTGGCGCGGGCGATCTCCATGGGCTTCTTTTCATCCTTCAGCATCTCGATCGCCTCAAAGAGATGGTTCCGCAAGTCCGACATCTTATTTTTCACGTTGACTCCTGATCTTCCTGTTGAGCGCTCCGCGCAGTTGAATCAATCCGAAAACCTCCGGCCCCCACCGCTGCGAACTGTTCCGCAGCATCAGCTCTCGACGCGGTATGCATTCGAGGTTCTCGATCGCCATGTTTACCTTGTCCTCATCCTTGAAACAGATCACGTGGCCCGGGGGGATCGGCCCCTTCTCCTGTTCCCACACATGCCTCTGCTGGAGCGGCCATATCCTGGTATTGCCGAAGCCGTAAGCCTCACCCTTCACGCCCTCGCGCACCTTGATGCGCAGGTATCCTTCACTGTCCGCGCGAATCGTCCCAATCGGGCACCAGTTCTCCGCTGCTACGCCCGTGCGGCAGCCTTCCTTGAACTGCGTCTCGCGCATCCGTCCCGGCGCGTAGCCCGGGCGCCGCAAACCCTTGTTCGCGGGCGTCTGCCCCTTCTGGAAGCGGGTTGCGACTGTTCCTTCGCGCCACTCGCCCTTGCGCAGATACCCAGACTCCGCGCTCGCCCTAAACTCTGCCGTCTTCGTCAAGCCCATCTTCGCGGCCAATTGATAGACTGCGCCGATCTTGCGGCCGAGCAGGGCGGCGATCTTCTCCGTCTTCACGTGCGGATACAGCCAGCGCATGAACTGCCGATCATCGTCCGTCCACGCGTGTCCCCTCATCGCCGCGCCTTCACTGCAGCGGCGGCTTCCCGCTGCTTGTCTCGAATGCCCTTGCAGCGCGCCGCCTCGCGGATAGCGACCAGCCGGTCCTGCATCTCCGGCATCGCCACTTCGACCATGGTCACCGCATCCTTTGGAGCGATCGCTGGGTCAACGGCGAAGGCGATGTCGCTGGTTTCCGCCTCTGCATTCGCGCGCACCACCAGCACCAGGCATGCACCCGCGTTGCTGCGAATCCACTCCGCCGCCGCATCCAGCGACCGCAGCGACGTCAGGTCCCAGCCCTTGCTCATGCCGCCGTCTCCTTCTGCGCCTGCCAGCGGGCTTTCGCGCGCAGCTGTTTCGCCTCATGCATCGGCAGACCCTTGGGACGCTGCCAAGTAGGACGGCACAACACACGCAGGCAGTCCACCACGCGCGCCATGTCTGCGTCGAACGGCACCACCACCTTCGCCAGCGTCGTGAAGACGGCCGGTCGGTTGGGCCACAGGGCAACCGACAGCCTGGGCGCGCTCGCGTGGATCCTGGTAATCAGTGCCTCGCGCTCGGCCTCCGGCGCAAAGGGGCCCGGCTGCTCCCGCGCGAGCAGCAACGCAGCATCGAAGCTCTGCGGCTGATTCTGCTCGAGCGCCTCCGCCAACAGCTCGGGAGAGTCGCACGCCGTCACCGCAAACCCGCGCGTCATCAGCACAAATGCTGTCTGGCTCAGCCGCAACTCGTCCGCGCAATACAACAGCACCCGCTTCTTCGGCCTCATGCCTTCGCCCCTTTCTTCGCTGCCTTCTGCCGCTCCGCCCAGAGCTTCTTCATCGCGTCGGTGATCCGCTTGCGGCCCTCCGCCGTCAGCGTCCTGCGCGCAGGCCTAGCCGCTGGCTTTACTGCATGCTTGTTCACTTTCTTCGCGGGCACCTTCTTCGCTGCCTTCTTCGTCGCCTTTGCGGGCGCTGCTGCAGCGCCGGCGTCTTTCGGCCACGGCACGCCCTTCGGATACAGCTTGTCGGCCGCTGGCGCGATCGAGCCGGCATCGTGGAAGTGCTTCGCCGCGACCTGGTCGGCGTTCACCCCAACCTGCTTCGCCAGCGCCCAGAGCTCTTTCCGCGCTTGCGCGATGCCTCCCGCCTGCATCAGGTGATATGCGCTCGCATGGAGATAGCGGCGAAACTCGAAGTAGAAGAGCGTGAGAGCCTCAAGGTGCTCGCCGCCAACCCCCGGGAACGCTGTGAGGATCTCTTTGCGCACCGCCGCAGCGCCGTCCTGGTTGTCGGACACCAGGCGAATGGCCCGCGCCGCATCCAGTTGGCCAAGGATCGCGTTCAATACCTTCGCGCGGATCTTCGGTTCCACCTTTGCGAGATACTCGCCCTGCTCGCGCTGGCGCTTCTCTTCCTCCGGATCGCGGCGCTCGGCCTGGTTGCCGTTCGCGCTCTTCGGCTTCTCCCAATCCTTGCGGTGCACCTTGCAGCCCACCGCGATGCACACCTGCAGCGTCTCGCCGGGCTTGCGCAGCTTCTCCTCGCGGCCCATGTAGCCGCGCTGGCCAGCGTCGCTCCAATCGGCCGTCACGCCGGGGCGCACATTCGTGCAGCTGCCCGTCTTGGCTTCGACCCACTGGCCCTGCTTCAACAGCTTCGCCGGGTTGGCCATCTCGGCCCATTGCGTCGGCGAGAGCGGCACTTCTAAGTTCGACACGATACTCGGCTTCACGCTGGAGGACTTCCAACTCAACTGCGGTACCAGCGCCTTCGGCTTGGCCTGCTCATCGTGCCCCGCCTTGCGCTGCTCGATCTGGACGAAGCCCTGCGTCTTGGCCGCAAAGCAGGCGCCGTCGGTGCAGGTTGGCTCGCCCATCTCCAGGTCGCCGAAGAGCGGCGTGTTGGCAGTGGTGTTGCTCGGGCACTCCGCGCACGGGCCTACATCCGGCAGCAGGTAATCTTCCTCGGTCAGCGACCAGGGCGCGCGGCTCAGCTTCACGCCGCCCTCGCTCTCGATGTGCGACTTCAGCTTGGCGACCGACTCCGGCTCCCATACCCAGTGCCGCCAAGGCTTACTGTCATCGTCCGCGTACTGCCTCAACTGCGCCAGCCGCTCGTCAACGACCTTCTCCACCTTCACCGTGGATCCAGCATTGCGATCGAGCGTCCACTTCAGCGCCGCATTCTGCTCCACCTCCGCCAGCCGCGCCAGCAGCAGCGCATGCTCGATGGTGATCAGCCGCCCGCGCAGCGCGTCGGCCGAGCACAGCGTCAGCGAGCGTAGCCGCAGACACTTCGCCACGTAGCTCTGTTCCTTGCCCAGCTTTGCGGCCACCGCTGGAATCGAGCCCAGCCGATCGAGCAGCTCACCAAAAGCCTGCGCCTCTTCCAGCGGGGCCACGCCGGCGCGCTGCAGGTTCTCGATGATTTGGACCTCGCGCGCCTCCTCATCGGTCATCTCGCGCACCAGGCATGGCAGATCCGCGAGCCCCAGCTCCTGCGCCGCGCGCAACCGCCGCTCGCCCGCTACGACCTCGTAAACGTCAACGCCGTGGCCGCCGTCCCAGTCCTCAAGGAACACTGGCCGCACCAGCAGCGGCTGCTGGATGCCGCTCTCGGCGATCGAGGCCTTCAGCTCGTCGAGGCCGGCACGATCGAAGTGCTGGCGTGGGTTGGTGCTCGATGCCTGGAGGATTTCGATCGGCAGATTCTTCAACAATGCTTCAGCGCTGCTCATAAGGGATTGCCCTTCCTACTGCGTGACAAAATTTCGGCGAGGGGAGGACCGTTGGTAAGTCGGTGGTCCCCTCGCCCGTCCGCCGCGTGCGCCGTCACAGGCACCCGGCGGAGACCTTTACGCAATAACGGTTGCCTGCGGAAGCTGTTCCTGCATCCACGCCTTCACTGCCAGCGCGGTGTCATGCTTCCATCCGCCGCCGTCCACCGCGAAGAGCGCGATCTGCGGCAGCGCATCTCTCTTGCCCTGCATGCGCAGCAGGAAGTCCGATTCAATCGGCTCGATCTCGCGGAAGGTGCGGTATGGAGCCAGCGCCATGCGCGGCGGAATGGCAACGCCTGTTCGCGTCACGCCGCCCTCCGTCATCACCACCGTCTGCGTGAAGCCGTCGTCAGAGACCTGCACCGAGCAGCCAGCCGTCAGGTTCGAGCAGACCTTCAGCAACGTCGTCAGGTTCTCCGACGGAGCAAAGGACACCTGCAACGCGATCACGAACTCTTCCGGGTCGTAGTAGGTCTGGAACTTGAAGGGGTTGATCTCCGCCGACTTGGCGCGCAGCCAGGTATGGCGACGGCCGAACTCATCGGCCCGCAGCGAGACCAGCGCGACCGAATCGTAGCTCTCAATCTGGACGGCAACCTCCGCAGGGAATTCGTCCACCTTGGCAGTGAACGCATCCACAAAGCCGGTGAGCGTGGAGAGCGCGAGGGTGGGCTTGGCGGTCGGCGCGGGGTCCCGGATGACGTCGCCCAGGGTACGGTCGGCCTTCACCGCGTAGGAGTTGTCCCCCACGACCTGGATGATGGGGCGGTTGTCTTTCAGGCTGGCGAGGAACGCGAGTGCTTCTGCAATCATGGGGATGCTCTTTCGTGGTGCTGGATTGACCGCCGTGGCGGGTGGTTACTTCGATTTCGCGGCCTTGAACTTGACCACTTCCGCCTCGCGCGTCTTGGGCGGCGTGAAGAAGGTGAGCTGGCGAGGATCCTCTTTCAGCCCGTAGAGATGTCCCTCTTCGTCCCTCCCGATGAAGAGGCGCGCCACCCTGGGCACGAACGAAGCCAGCGACGCCTCGCAGGTGAACTCCGTCATGATCTGCACCCGGTCCTCGCGCGGCTTCAGCTTGACCTTCAGGGTTACCGTGCGCGACGCCGTGGCCGGCGTGTTCAGGTCGCAGATATTCTCCAGACACTCGCGCAGCTTCAGTTCGAATGCGTCGACAGCCGCGCCATCGCAGACGTTGCCGATGTTGATGGTGATGGGCTCGCTGATAACCTTCGGCCCCTTTTTATCGTCCTGCGTCTCTTCGCTCACTGCACTCTCCTCATTGCTTGCTTGTTGCGTTTGCTTCTACTCCCGCCCCTTCGGCTGCGCTCAGGGCAGGCTGCGCAGGACCTAGATCAGCGCACCCTCGGTGTCCCGGGCCAGCGCGTAGAACGTGGCCAGGAAGTTCTGTTGCAGCCAGTCCTGCGACGGCGCCGCGGCCGCCAGGTGCAGGGCGAACGGCTTGTGCCGGTCGGTGGAGAGCGGGCGGCGTCCCATCAGGTCGCGGCGCTCGGTCACCAGCATGCGGCCGTCGACGGACCTCACTTCCTTGGCACCCTTCGAAGGAATGCCGAACCGCTCCGCGATCACGCGCTCCCACGCCGCCTCGAGGTCGCGATAGAAGGCCATGCCCAGCACGTTCTTCAGCGGCCCGACGACGTCGTTGAGGTAGGCCTCGGAGAAGTCGTGGGTAAACCATTTGAAGCGGTTCTCCGGGACGATCTGCTCCACACCCAGCAGCGAGTGTTCGGCCACGGTGTAGGGACGAAAGGTCGCGCCGGAGAAGCGGTTGATCTTGCTCAGCCCGGCGGCGATATCGTCGATCACGATCAGCGCCGGGTCGGGATGCAGCAGGTCGATATGCGTCCCGCTGTACATCGTGATGATGGCCGTCTCTGGATCGTTTCTTGCCATGCTGCACTTCCTCTCCTGCGTAGTGCTGGCCAGGTTGCCCTGGGTGAAAGGGTTACGGGCGCAGCCGCGCGACCAACTGGCGGCCGAGCTCCGCAAGCGAGAATCCGTGGACAAAGGCCGCGTGGGTCGCAGCGCCCAGCAGCAGCGCGCCCAGCGCAGAGCAGATCAGCAGCAGCGCGGTGCCGGACACCATCCCGAGGAACGTTCCGAGCATCCCGAAGACATGCGGATCCTCGCCCTCCGGCTGGTCGACCATGACGCGCGGCTGGTCCTGCCAATCGTGCGTTCCCTGTTTCGCTTCAGGCCGCGCCGCGGCAGCCGACCGGTTCCTCTCCTCGGCGTTCGAATGGCGGTTTAGCTCAGCGCACAGCAGGCAGAACCGGTGCAGGGAAAATACCCGTGTCCCGCAGCCGCCTTCGCAATCCATCATCAGTGTTTCCTTCACAGCGTTCATGCCGCACGTCCTTTCGGTTTCCTTCGCCTTACAATGCGGAGGGCGCGTCCAGCCTCATTGCGCTGGATCACCTTCCAGGGATTCCAAGCCTTTTGCCGCCGCACGTCCGCCTGGCGTTCGCGCTCGCGGCGGGTCCACTCGCGGATGCAGCCCGACGCGTTGCACAGCGTGCGTTGCCGGTCGAACCAGCTGCACTTGTCGCCGGTCGGCAGCGTGCACGCGTCCTCCTCGGTGCAGCGGCAGATCTGGCAGACCCCGGCGGGATGGGCGGCAGCATTCATCGCGGCTCCTCGACAAACACCGGCGCGTCGTCCGGGCCGACCACCTGCAGGTTCACGGGCTGGAACTCCTTCCGGAAGGTGAGCTGCTGCAGAATAATGTCCGCGCCGTTGGCGATAGCCTCGCGCTCGTCCTCGTCCAGGCGCCAGCGGGTGATCATGTTCCGCGCACGCGTATCGAGATACACGGCGGGCAACGGCTCATACTCCGGCTGTCCTTTGCCGAGCACAATTTCGATGGGCGCGGAACCGGGAATCACGGGAGAGACGGGCGTCATCGATTGGCCTCCGCAATCTTCGCCGCAACGTAGCCGGTCAGCTTCAGCGGATCGATATAGAACCCGCGCGGGCAGATGACTTCGCCGGTGACGGCCGCGCGCAACTCTACCTTCTCTTCCTCAGAGAACTGCTCGCGGATCTCCGACCAGCGCGAATCGCGAATGAAGATGCCTCTGCTCATCGCGCGGCCACCTTCAAAGGGCCATCCAGATTGCCGCCGTTTCCGTGTTCGCGGCGGAAGTAGGCCTTGAGGACGCGGTGGTGGAAGGCGCTCATCACGGTCTCGCCGCGCTCATAGCTGGAGACCGTGGTGACGCTGACGCCCAGCACCCGCGCCACGTCCGACTTCGACAGCTTCAGCTTCTTGCGCTCGGTGCGCATCCACTCTCCCAGCTCGCACGCAAAGGATCGCTCCGTCATCGCGCGGCCTCGGAATAGAGCAACGCGAGCGCTTTGCCGATCGCAGTGTCATAACCCCAATCGCCCGGCGAGCCCAAGGCCAAGTGGATGGATTGTCCGGCCAGCATCCGCGCCAACGCTCGCACCAGGTCTTTGGCATCTGCCCGGTCGGCCGCGTCGTCCCGTTCGCCCGCATAAATCTCTCGCGCGCGTTCGTCGATCGCGGCCACCAGCGACTGCATGCCGGCGGTCACCGGAGCACCTCCCGGCGGGTTGCTTCGGAGCTTGTCCAGGCGTGGCGCGCAAGATGGTTGAAGCACTCCCCGCCATGCCCGATGGTCAGGTCACAGGTCACGGTGGCCTCGTCGTTCAGCACCCCATAGATGGTATCGACGGCGCCGCACACCACCCGGCGCTCCACCGGCAACTCCCGGTCCCGCTCGGCCTTCAGGAACGCAAACTGCGCCAGCGCGATCGCACGGACCAGACGGCCCGTCCTGCACGGCGCAGCGTGCGGCAGCTCCTCGTCCACGGTGCCGCGCAGGCATTCCTTGCAGACCAGGGAGCACATCGGCACCCCATCGCGGTCGCAGCGGTCGAAGCGGAACTTCTCGAGCGCCACTGCGCTGGCGGCTTCGATCAGCTCGGAGAGGATGAAGGTGAGGGGGGAATCACGCTGAGCAGCGTTGTCTAAGTTTGCGTGGCTGGAACTCGCACTAACCGGCGAATCGGTTGGTGCTTGAATATCGGATGGCGTTGATGGTGCCAGCATAAGTCTCAATCTTTCTGAGACTTGCCGGCGAGATGGTAGGCGAGGCAGGGATCGAACCTGCAACCCCGGACTTAGAAGGTCCGTGCTCTATCCAATTGAGCTACTCGCCCCAATGCAACGACTGGCCCGTGGGCTGGGCCCGGTGCGTTACCCCAGGTGCCGGACGCGCAGGGGGTAAGCATCCGTTGAATCGATTGTAGCGGAGCCGCGGGCTGCTTCGAGCTCTTTACTGCGCAGGAGGGTGATGATGTCCTCCATCGCTAACTCCCAGCGGCGGCGGGCAATCTCCGGGTCTGGGCCCAGGGCGGTGAGGTACAACGTGACCGCGAAGCCTTCGAGCGGCCCGTTGAGGTCGAGGAAGGCGGGCCGCAGGACACATTCAAGCGCGGCTTCGGTGTGCTGGAGTCGCTGGGCTCGACGCACGATGCGGTCGAGGCGATCCTGCTGCTGGTGGGCGGAGGCGAAGACAGAGCGCTCACGCCAGAGCAGGTCGATGTAGCTCGCGAAGCCGTGAAGAGCATCCTCATCGGGAAGCATGAGTTCGAGGCGAAGAGCTTCGAGTGCTTCGGCGTGATCAGACGAGGAGAGCGACCATGTGTCGCACTTGGCAGTGAGAAAGGGGGAGCGGGTGGCGTTGAGCGAGCGGAGGGCGCGGGCGAGGGTGGGGTTGTGTTCTGTCTCGGGGATCTCGGCGATGTCGTAGGGGTTGGCGCGGAGATCAAAGAAGCGCGCTCCGGTGTCAGGATTGGAGTCGTCCTCTGCCGAGTTTTCGGACTCGCTGGCGGACCATGGGACGATCAGCGTCGGCGCATCGTGGGAACACTCGGCGGTCCATTCAGAGAGCAT